GGGATCAAAAGCTCTCTTTCCAGGAGCTTCTTAAACTCAAGCCTTGGAACACCCACACTCACAACTATGAAGGCGGATCAGCAGATGGAGCAGTGGCTGGAGGGAGATGATACTCAGTGTTGTTATATCACAAAGAGATGATGCGATCGGAACTTCTATTACTGTCGCGGGCCTTCTTCAATCTCTTAAAGGCCTTTCCTTCGAGATTATTGTGGTGGATAACTCGGAGGAGAATCAAAGGTTTGCGATAGATAAGGAATACCTCCAAGATGGAACAGTCAAACTTCTATATACTTCCCCACCCTCCTTATTTGCGGCAAGAGCAGAAGGAATTAAGCACGCAAGAGGGAGATGGATTCTCATTCTCGACTCCCATATGCTTATGGGGTATAGAGGAATTGAGGAACTTTTGGAGGTTGCCGAAGGCAAGGACGGGAATCTTGGGATTGTGTATGGATCTTGCCTTTATCATGTGCAGAATGATAGGAATGGGTTTATTGATAGAGACCTTACTACACTCTTTGGCATACGGAATGGAGATGACTTCTCCACTAGAAGGATTGCATTTCGGGGAGTCCCGATGCTGATGGAGAAAGCGCACTTCATGAGAATTGGAGGATATGGGACGTTGGCTAGGAATTATCTTCCCTGGGGTGGCGGGGACTTTCTGCTTGGGATAAAGACTTTGATGATGGGCTTTGAGAATTGGGCAGTTCCGAAGGCTAGAGGAATTCATCTTGGCCCATTTAAGAAGGGCCCCTTAACCTCCTCCTATATGCGGGTAAATGATAGTAAGTGGCCAGATTTTATTGGGATGATGACTGCTGCGTTCATAGTTGGGGGTAGAAACCTATTGCAGGAGAGAAGGAAGCAGGTCGAGAAGAGGATAGGGAGAAAAAAGAAAAGTAAAGGAAATATATCTTACGGAGAGATAGAAAGAATGGCCATGAGGCTAGGAAAGACTGATTATGAGATGTTAAGGGATAATATGGTATACTCCTTTTACAAACTTAGGAAGATGTACAAGAGATGAATAACGCCGCCTTTGACATATCTGATCTGGAAGATGAGCTTACACTTTGCGCGGCCAATATGCAAGTCTACGCCAAGACTCTGCATCCCGAGCAGTTTTCGGCTCCTTGGTCTCCTCTCCACGATCAGATCTTTAATCTAATTGATGGTGGGTATAAGAAGGTTGCAATCGCCGCTCCCCGTGGGATTGGGAAGACTACAATGGCGAAGTGTCTGGCTCAAAAGTATATCTCCTTTCGGGAGGCAAATTTTATCTGCTATGTCAGTAAGAGCGCCACTTTCGCAGAGATGCAGACGGAGAACATTAAAAGGGAGATGCTTTCCAACTCGGAGGTGAAGGCCCTCTTTGGCAGCGTCAAGGTTAATGAGAATCCGGAGCTGGATGAGAGTTTCAGTAAGGCCTCCTGGACGGCCTTTGGGAAGACGTTGGTTCTTCCGAGAGGGGCGGGCCAGCAGATTCGTGGGCTTAACTGGGCCGGGAATCGTCCCCAGTTGATTATTGTGGATGATCTAGAGGATAAGAGGGAAGTCAAAAACCCCGATAATAGGGAGTTTCTTAAGAATTGGTTCTTCTCGGACTTGATGAAGAGTGTCAATAGATACCTTAATGATTGGAGGATAGTTTATATTGACACAGTTAAGCATGAAGATTCCTTGATGCAGAACTTGATTGATGCAGAGGATTGGGCGACGCTTAATCTTTCCCTTGTAGACGAGAACTTTGAGAGTCTCGTCCCTGAATACATGACCACGGAGGAAATCCTCAAGGAGAAGGTGGAGCATGAGAAGGCAGGAATGTTGGATACTTTCTATATGGAGTATTGCAATATGCCTATCTCAACGGAAGATGCTGTCTTCAAGCCCGATTATGTGAACTCATATAGGGAAACTGATCCGGAATTCCAGTTGAGGCTGAGGCAAGAGAAGATTGAAACGGTTATTCTTGCTGACCCAGCGAAGAGTGTGAAGATGCACTCGGCTGAGAGTGCGATAGTCGGAATTGGGATAGATGCGGAGGCTGGAAGGTACTATGTTCGAGATGTAGATGCCGGAAAGTTTCGTCCTGATGAATTCTACGAGAAGTTGTTTTTAATGGGAGAAAGACTCTCAGCGCAAGTGCTTGGGGTGGAGGTTACTTCTCTTGAAGAATTCATTACGCAGCCCCTTCGGAATGAGATGTTTAAAAGGGGAAAATTCTTCACGCTAATCGAGCTCAAAGCAGTAGGGAAGAAGGAGGAAAGGATTGCGGCTCTTGCGCCACTGTATCGGCAGGGATATATCTTCCACAATATTAATTGTTGCTCGCCGTTGGAGGCTCAGCTCTTCTCATTCCCTCGATCGGCTAGATTTGATATTATGGACGCGCTGGCATATCTTGTCAAGTTGTTGGAAATGGGATCTAGATATTTTGAGGTTCCTGAGCACAATGATAATCCTATGCTGGAGTTTATGGATATTGGGATCTCGGAGAAGTCCCTTACAGCAGAGTGGAGGGTTTTATGACGGAGGAGAACTCTAGCAGACTTTGCAAGGAGCATAGTGGGGTGCTCGTGAGGATAGAGCATCTAGAGGAAGTGCAGACTCAGGTTAATACTAAATTGAATAAGATATCCAATAGGCTTACTGCGTTTCTAATCTCTGTGATATTACTCTTAGTTACGATGATTGGGTATGTATCTTATGGGGTAGTACTCTGATGACGGAAAAAAAGATCTATATAGGCACGCACGGGCCGTACTATTACGATGATGCAGACGCCGTTGATGACCCTGATGGGGATTTTAGTGGAGAACATCGAAGAGGCTTCGTTAGTCAGGGAAGTATCCTAGTGGGGGAGGCTCCAACTCTAGATTCTGAAGTAGTTAGACTTGTTGATCTGAAGGATGGGGCTGTGATGGATGGGGATCAATTAGATATAAATTGGGATCCTTCTAATTATACTCCGGATAGCTCGATTGCAGAAGCAGATGATGCAGACGACTTAGCAGCCCACTTGAAGGGGATTGATACTGCGATTGGAGAAGTTGTCGAATCCGGCAGCAACTCTGATGGTGAGTGGACGAGGTGGGCAGATGGGACGCAGATTTGTAGCTTTGATTTTAGTTATGGCTTTACAGCAGAGGCAGACACTGAGCGTTCTTCGGGTGTTTATACATCAGCCACGAATAGTAATACACACTTTAATTGGAATTATCCTAAATCGTTTAGTTCTGATCCTTCTGTAGATGCTTCTTGTGATTCTATCCTTATGGGAGCGAACTGCTTTTATGTAGATACAAGTGTTAGTCTTATATCTGCTCTAGGCTTTAATGGACAAAAATCCGATAATATATCAGCAACAGCAATAGGGAGGTGGTTCTAAAAAATGAAAATAAAATTTTTATCTACAGGCAATTCGCCTGATTATTACAGCTTTGATGGCGAAATAATCACGGCTATATCAGGAGGCCAGCACGAAGATTTTGATTTATCCGTACTGGAGGCAGGAGATAAATTCGAAGGTGTTGAGTCGGTGGGGCTGATTAATAAAGATGGGTATGATATTCCAGGGAGTCAAATTATTCGCAACGCCTACCGTGATTCTGCCGGTGAGCTTCACGTTGTTCTTTGTCAAGCTGTCGGCCCTGGGCATTGGGGTGAAACGGAAGAAATGGATGTGAGCAATTATGATCCCAATACTATTCAGGTGCCGTTTAAAGGGCATGGAGCCGGAAGGCCTTGGGCCTTAACAAAACAGGGCCAAATGGAGGTGCCAAATGGGTAAAGTAAATATAAAGAAAGCCGCAGAGCTTGAACAGGAACGGCAAGAGCAGGAGGCGGAGAGGCATAGACGGGAGGATGAAGATAGGCTTAAAGCGTTAGATCTTGCGTCTGTTTCGGTGCTGCGTTCTATTATGATAGCTAAGATAAGAGAAGAGAAGATAAGTCAAGAAGATATAGATCATCTTAATGAGATTGAAAGAAGTGCACGGCATCTACTAAATCGAGGAGATGAATCATGACAGTCACAATTTCAGAAACAAGCCCTCCAGATAATGAGATTGTCTCAAAATGGCCGGAGTATATTAGGAAGGTAGCACAGGAGCTGGATAATATATTAACGGCTATAGCTGGGCTAGCCATTACAGATGTGGAGTTGAATAATACTCAGACTTTGTTGGAGGTTGGGAATCACTTAGCGGATGTTTCGTTTGAGATGGTGTTCTTAAATATTGATAGTGGAGCGGCGGATATTAATCAGATTACGGAAGGTAGGCATGGTCAGGTTAAGGTGATGCTTGCTAGGAGTGAGGATATTACTTTTAGTAGTGATGGAAATATCATCCTTAATCAGACAGACGCTGAGTTGGACTTGGAAGTTGGGGATATGATTACCCTAGTGAATGTGGACGGAGATCAGGATACCGGAGCTGATGGGGAGTGGAGAGAACTTGCTCGAGCCCTATCGGCAGTGTAAGTTTGAATAAAATTTAGTCAAAGTGGGGGTAAGATGCCACGGATCGTAGTAGGGAACACTAAAAGTGGGAAAGTGGACACGACGAATCTAGCTCATAAGAGCTACGATTACAACTACCCAAATGAGTTGAATTTGAAGCCGGGCACGAAGCTGCATGATGATATCGCTACTGCCATTATGTCTAGAGCCATCACCGCTTATGGGAATGTGAGTGATAGGTTTGATTCGTGGAATCAGATAGATAAGACACTTACTACTTACAAGTGGGTAGATGATGAGGAGGAAGAAGTTAAGGAGGGGGATCAACGCAAGCCCACTTCCATCGTGATTCCCTTCAGCTACGCCATGTTGGAAACCCTGGTAACCTACTGCTATAAGGCCTTAGCAACTCCTCCGATCTTCAAGTATGAGGGTGTAGGCCCGGAGGATGCTTATGGGGCACTGCTCCTGGAGATGATCATCGACCTGCATTGTAAGAAGGCAAAGGTTCCCCTCAACCTCCACACTTTGTTCCGGGATAGTTTGAGTTATGGAGTTGGAGCAGTTGTGCCGGGCTGGGAAACCAGGACGGGAAGGAAGAGAGTTAAGAACGTTGGCTCAGTCTACGACACACAGGGAAGAGAGACCTTCAGCACAGCGAGTACCAGTGTGGTGGAGGGAGCAACACTGTATGAAGGAAATTACCTTTACAATATTGATCCTTATCGACTTCTGCCGGACACTACGGTCCCTATTCATGACGTCCAGAAGATGGAATACATTGGGTGGAGTGAGACTGGGAATCTCATGCTGCTGCTCCAAGATGAGGCCTATGGGGTCGAGCTTTTCAACGTCAAGTATCTTCAGGATAGGAAGCTGGTTAAGGACCTCTTTGGAGATAACTCGCAAAGGGGATTGAAAACCGGAGTGAGTCTAAACGACGCTTATGATGAATATTCCAAGAGTGTTGAACTCATCACTATGTACATTACCCTGATTCCGAAGGAGTGGGGGCTTGGAGATGGGGAGATTCCGGAGAAGTGGGTATTCACGCTGGCTAATGGGGAGATTATCATCAGAGCTCAGCCCCTCGACTTCGATCATGGGATGTATCCGATAGCTACTGCAGCTCCAGACTTTGATGGGTACGGCACACTTCCCCTTTCCCGTATTGAGGTGCTTAGTGGGCTTCAGGAGGTCCTGGACTGGCTCTTCAACAGTAGGATCGCCAATGTCCGAAAGAGCGTGAATGATATGCTGGTGGTAGATCCTTGGCTAGTTAATTATGATGATGTAGCTAATCCCGGCCCGGGGAAGCTGATTAAACTCCGACGGCCTGCATGGGGAAAGGGCACAGAAGGAGCTGTTTCCCAACTCAAGGTGGATGATATTACTCAGGGCCATATCGGAGACATGAATGTGATTACCAGCTTTATGCAGCAAGTCAGCGCTGTTGATGAGTCTATGCAGGGAATGCTTAGACAAGGTGGGCCGGAGAGGCTTACTAAGGCCGAATTCCAAGGGACTACTCGGTCTGCAGTATCGAGGCTGGAAAGGGTTGCGAATGTTATAGGGATTCAGGCCATGCAGGATATTGGGTACTTCTTCGCGGCTCATGCCCAACAATTCATGAGTATGGGATTGAAAAGGAGGGTAGTAGGTGAGTGGCAGGAAAGATTGCAGGAGGTTTTGGGGAAAGAGGCAGAGAAAAATCAAAGCTTGAATGTTGAGCCAGAGGATCTCGTTGTCGACTATGATATTATGGTGAAGGATGGAACAGTCCCGGGAGGGAATTTTAATGAGGGATGGCTCCAAATCTATCAGATGATGATCGAGAATCCGGAGGCTATTAAGGAGTACGACCCGAATAGGGTCTTTGAATTCATCGCTATGAACATGGGCGCAAAGAATATTGCGGACTTTAAGAGGAAGGGAGCCAACAAGATGGAAATGATGCCTGATGAGCAAGTGCAGCAGCAGGCACAAAAAGGAAATCTACGGAGGGCAGAATGACTCAAAATCAGGAGTTTTTGGTGGGGAGTACTGAAACAGCTCTGCGGGAGTTTAAGGAAGGCTCGGTCTGGGTGGATATCTTGGGAGAACTTGAGAAGTGGATGCAGATGCTGCAGGAAGCTTATGACGAGTGTAATGATATTTCAGAAGTTAAAAAGATACAAGGAAGAAGAGAAGCAGTCCTTCATATACTGGATCTGCCAGATAAGTTGATTGAGGCTGCCAAAGAGCAACGACTTAAAGAACAGGAGGAGAGAGATGCGAGACGAGTGTAGAGTTTACAACAAAGTAGTTATTGATATGGAAACTGAGGAGATCCTTGAGGAAGATTCCTTTTGGTACTCAGGACCGCTGGCCCTTTGTCAGGAAGGTGAAGGTGAAGGAGAAGGTGGTGAAGGTGAAGAAGGCGGTGAAGACCTAGGGGAAGGTGAAGAGGGTGAGTATAGTGAAGGCGAGGAAGGAGAAGAGGGTGAAGAGGGAGATGATGATCTTGAGGGTCTTACTCCAAAGGAGATGATGGAGCAGATCCGGAACCTCCAGACCCAAATCGCCGAGATTAGTCCTGGGAAGCAGGAAGGGCAAGAGGCAAGCGGGGAGGAAGGGCCTTCCTTCCAGGAGATCCCCGTAATCCAGGATGACGATAGTTTGGATGACGCTCTTTCCAGTTCCGAGAAGTTCAACAACACCCTTAATCAGGCTTTCCAGCAGTTTGGGGAGCAGATGATGAAGTCCTTGCCCAAGGTCGTCCAGAATATGGTGGCGCAGCAGCAGGCCATGCAAGAGACTGCTCGCCAGTTCTATACCAGTAATCCAGATCTGGCGGAGTACAAGAGCTTCGTCGGAAAGGTCTCGGAGAAGTTGTCCAGCGACCATCCTGATTGGGGTATGGATAAGGTTCTTGAAGAGACTTCTAAAGAGGCGCGAAGGAGATTGAATTTGAAACAGCAAACTCAGAAAACTAAAGGCAAGAACCCCGGCTTTCCGAAGAAGCCTTCTTCCGGGAAGCGTACTACTAAAACCAAGCCCGATCCAAAGCAATCTCAGATTGATGAGATGAACAAGGCATTGGGCGGAACTTAATTTGAGGAGGTATAGACATGGGTCTTGAAAAAAGGTTTATGGAGCAGGATGCAGTCTTGGACAAGTTCGTAGCCCCGAATGAGGACTACGAGATGACGGTAAGGGATTATGTCCTAAGGCCGAGTGCAGATGGGGATAGTGGAGCTATTACTATCACACTCCCTCCCGTTAATGCAGCGGCGGGGAGATTCTACAGTATTGTAGCCCGAAACGCCGATGCAGCTAACACCATCACTATTCAGGATCGAGATGATAGTGAGTGCTGGCCGGGAGACATTACGATGGATGGAAAGTGTGATAGGGCGCTGCTGTATAGTGATGGATTCTGCTGGTTTACTGGGGCGGAAACGCTGACAGCTTCCGGCACGACTCCCAGTCCTATAACTACTACTGAGCCCCTTTAATCAACACTAACACTTAACTCTTTATAGGAGGTTTTGATATGAGTTTCTTTCTTGGTATGAGAGGTACGAACGATTGGGCAGAAGGGCAAAGGCCCAAGAGTTGGAGGGAGCAGATCCTCTATCTCTACCCTGACGGCGACGCCCCGTTGACAGCCATGTTGGCTATGCTGCGGAGCGAGAAAGTAGACGACCCCGAGTTTTATTGGTGGACTAAGACGCTGGCGAGTGTCGGCGTCAGTACCACTGGAATCTACACTGATGCAGTCCTGGCTACAGCGTATGCTGGAGGCGGAGCCTCCGGAGATACAGTGTATGTGAGGATGGCTGCGGAGGATGTGAAAAAGTTCCGGCCTGGCCACCAGGTGCTGTTCCGATACACTGTGGATTCCACTTTGGATCTGGTCGGCAAGGTCACCAGCCGGAATGAGAATGGGGCGAACAGCTCCATTGGCGTTCTTCTGCTGGAGGATGATGATAACTCGACTCAGGGCAATGATCTTTCCAATGTGGATAGACTGCTTTTGGTCGGGAATATCAACTCGGAAGGTGCGGAGATGCCGCAGTCCATTACTCGAGATCCGGTGAAGTTGTATAACTTTACCCAGATCTGGAGAACTCCATTGGAGATAACCCGGACTGCCATGAGGACCAAACTCCGCACTGGTGAGCAGTATCAGCAGGCGAAGGCCGAAGCTCTTGAGGATCACTCCATTGAGATGGAGATGTCGATGCTCTTTAGTATTCGGACTGAAAGGACTGGTGATAATGGGAAGTCGGAGCGGACTACGATGGGCCTGATTCCGGCAGTGCGAAGTGGTGCACCTGCCAACATTATGGACTATCGGATTGATGCGGACTACACCGGCGACACCTGGCTGGCCAGTGGTGAGGAGTGGCTGGATAACGCCTTCCGGAGAATTTCCCTTTACGGGAGTATGGATCGGAAGGTATGCTTCTGCGGCTCTGGGGCTCTCCACGGGATTATGAGATTGGCCAAGCAGGGTGGCCAGATTAATCTGCAGCCTGGAGATATGGGGTATGGACTGAAGACGATGGAATGGATCACTCCGTTCGGCAGTCTTCAGCTCAAGACCCATCCCCTCTTCAATCATGAGGAGACCCTGCAGCACGCTATGCTCTTCTTCGAGCCGAAGAATCTCAATCAGAGAATGATTGATGATACGGATTTCTTTGGTGAGGGAGAAAAGCAGAACACTGGCCACAATCGGATTGATGGGGTCAAGGAGGAGTTCCTGACGGAGCTGGGACTGGAGTATCACTTCCCGGAAACGATGGGGATCTTCTACGGCGTTGGTGAGGATAATATCCTTACCTAATTGTGAGGAGGTTGTTTGAATAGTGGTGGCCAGTTTCGGCTGGCCGCCACACTTTGAATAAAATTTATTCAAACTGGGGGAATGATGAAAGTACTAATCTGCGGGATAGATGGATATATAGGATGGCCACTTGCATTGCAAAGGTTTATGAAGGGTGATGAAGTGGTCGGGGTTGATAACTTTTCAAGAAGGGAAAAAGTAAGTGGAGTCGGGGGAGAGAGCTTAACACCCATTGGGT